ACAATACCAACAGATGCTGATGAAGATGAATTATGGGTTGTTGTTAAAAGAACAATACCTGATACACAAGCAACTTGTACAATTACTGTAAGTGATTATGCAAACATTGCTGTTGGTACTGAATTAACTCTTGATTTACAAGACGGCACAACAATTACTTTAGAATTTGAAACAAGTAGTGGTGATGCTCCTTCTTCTTCTTCAGGCAATACACATTATGTAAGAGCAAACGAAAGTAATGACACAACTGCTGATAATATTTATACTGCTTTAAATGCAGTTAGTGGATTCACAGTAGCAAATCCTGCTGCTGCTGTTGTTACTGTAACAAGAGATGATATAGGTGGCGATAATCTTGTAGTTACAAGCGAAGATCAAACTAGATTAACAGTTACTAATTTTTCTGGAACTTGGACAAAAAGATTTATTGAAAAATTAAAACCTATAGACTGGGGTTCTAATAATAATAATATGTTTTTTTTAGATAGTGGATTAACATTTACTGCAAGCACTAAAAGTTTTACTAATTCTAGTGTTAATGCAAGTAATGAGAGAATTACAATATCTAGTCATGCAATGAGTACAGAACAAGCAGTCCAAATAGAACCATTAGATACTGCAACAATGCCTGGTGGTATAAATCAACACCAAACATATTTTATTAAAAGTATAGATTCCAACACAGTAGAATTATATTTAACTGCTGCTGGAGCTACTGCTGGAACTACAGCACAAAAAGTTGGTATTACTTCAACAGGAAGTGGAAGTTTTACAATGCACCTAGCAAGTATAACATTAACTGGATTACATCATTTAGAAGGAGAAACAATTACATGTTTAGTTAATGGTGCGACACATCCAGACGCAACTGTATCAAGTGGAGCAATAACATTAGACAGATATGCAGTTAAAGCACATATAGGATTAAATTATACATCTACTTTAGAAACATTAAGAATGGACACAGCCGTTGGAACAGGACAAGAAACAGTACAAGGTATGCCTAAAAGAATACATAACATTTTTGTTAGATTATATAAAACAATAGGTTTGTTAATAGGTAGTTCAACAAGCAATATAGACAGAGTACCGTTTCGTTCTTCTGCTGATGAAATGAGTAGTGCTGTAGATTTATTTAATGGAGATAAAGAAATAGAATTTAGAGGAGGATTTAGTACGAATGGTAATGTTGTAGTACAACAAAACCAACCATTACCTATGACAATATTATCTATTTATGCAAGTGCTAATATATTTAGTAAATGAAAATAGTTCCATTTAAAAAAGAACACATAGAAAAATTAATGGATTTAGAACCCAATTACAGAAGATTATTTTATGGAGCTAAACAATCTTATCTAAAAAGTTTTCCAGAAAAACAAGATGTGTGGACAGGATTAGATGATAACAACAGAATTGTAGGTTGTTCTGGAGTGTATGAATTATGGAAAGAAGTAGGAGAGGG